TAGAAGAAGAAGCTGAGAAATTATTAAATCTTGGTAAAGTGAAAAATCGTCTTACCTCTATGAGGGACGAATACGAGCAACCACAACGACAGTCGCAAACAACATTGTCAAATGCCCATTCTGCTCAGGCAAATGAAAGAGTAGCAAGAAAGTTATCTGATGAAGAATCAAAAAGCGCAATGGCACGTATGTTACAATGGGATGAATAATTAACTAAACTTAAAGGAGTTTTAAAATGGCACTTAATATGACAACTTTTGCTGCAGCCTTAAAGCAGCATTACACAAATGAAAAGATCGAAAACATGGTCTACAAGGATAATCCATTCTTGGCTATGCTTTCAAAGTATGAAGATTTTGGTGGTGAAAACCTTAAGCTTCCTGTAAAATACGGGATTCCAATGGGTCGATCTGCTGATTTTGCTAAAGCAGTTACTAACAAATCTGCTTCTCAACTTAAAGCATTTCTACTTACTAGAAAAGCTGACTATGCAATTGCTTCAATTGCTAACGAAACTATAGAGGCTTCAAAAGGGAATGCTAACGCATTTATCGAAGCTGCTACTTTCGAAATTGATGGAGCTATTGAATCTGCTACCCGATCACTGGCTATAAACCTTTATGGAGATGGGTCAGGTTCTCTTGGTGTAGTTGGTGCTCTCTCTACTGGAACAGCTACTAACGATACTGTTACTCTTGCTACTATTCAAGATGTAACTAACTTTGAAGTTGGTGGTTCTTACGTTTTTGGTTCAGGTACTACGATTCGTACAATTGATTCCGTTAATAGAGATACAGGAGTTATTGAATTTAGTGATAACGTTTCTACTGTTGGTGGTACAGTTGCTGCTAAAATTTACATCGAAGGTGATAAAGATGCTATGTTATCTGGTCTAGGGTCATGGCTTCCAGCTACTGCTCCTGCGTCTACTGACTCTTTCTTTGGAGTTAACAGAAGTGCAGATGCTACTAGACTTGGTGGTATAAGATTTGACGCTTCCTCACTTCCATTAGAAGAAGGTCTAATCGGTGCTGCTTCTAGAGTTGCTAGAGAAGGTGGAAAACCTGATGTTTGTTTTATGAACTATAATAACTTTGCTGATCTTGAAAAAGCTCTAGGTTCAAAGGTTTCTTACGTTGACGTTAAAGTTAACCCTGAAATCGGATTTAGAGGAATTTTGATTCATGGTCCTAGAGGTCCTATCAAAGTTGTTCCTGATCAAAACTGTCCTAATGGTGTTGCTTACATGCTTCAAATGGATGTTTGGAAACTTTACTCTCTTGGTAAAGCTCCAAAGATTTTAGACTCTGATGGACTTAAGTTCCTAAGAGAGTCAACGGCTGATGCTGTTGAAGCTAGAATTGGATACTATGCCCAGTTAGGGTGTCGTGCTCCTGGTTTCAACGTTAGGATTGCACTATAATTTAAATACTTGAGAAGTCCTTCGGGGCTTCTCTTTTTTTGTCACGCTGCGTGTTGTATGACACCCAGACTAAAGGAGAAATAAAATGGCAAACAGAAGTTTTAACAGGCTACAAGCCTTAGATAAAGAAATAAAAATAATTCACGGTCAATTTGTTACTGACAGCACTGCTGCATCTACAGCTTCACTACTAACTAACTCAAAAAGTGTTGGTGTTAAAGCTGTTTATAGAGTAGGTGCTGGACATTTTAGAATTGAACTTGGAACTCCAGGTGGAGAGGTTGATAAGTACAGTCACTTTTTTGGTGCTTACTTTGACATTCAAAAAAGTACAGCTATTGGTTCTACTGCTGGTGGAATAGGTTTTCAACTACAAGGTGCCCCAAGTGTTTCTACTGATGGTCAGATTGATTTTTTCAGTCTAAAATCTACCGGAGCTGAAGCTGACCCAGGTAACAGTGAAACAATTCATTTTATGATTGTTCTTAAAAACTCTAACCTTCCTGGTATAGGTGTTAGCTAAGGAGTAAATCATGATTATGATGGGTCCTAAAAAAGATAAAGGCGGTTTAGTAATTTCTATCTTATCAAAGATGAAAGATCATTACGAAAACGGCAAAGAATCTAACGAAGATTTTGTTGAACATGAAGAAAAAGAAGAACATGAGTTTTATGAAAAGTATAAAGAAGAAGTAGATGGTATCTTTAAAGGTCTTGAGGAAAAAGACAAAGAACTGTTTTCTAAATCTTTAAAAGAATTTATAAAAAAATGTGTTAAAGACGATTACTAATTGGGGGGGCTAATGCCCTCCTCTTTTTGGGGGTTTTATGGCGGCTATAACTGAAGCCAAATTGGTGGCTAGAGTAAGGCAAAGAGCAGACATGGAGTCTAACCTTTTCGTCTCTGATGTAGAAGTTCAGACTTATATAAATGCAGCATTATCAGAATTGCATGATATTCTTGTACAAACGTATGGGCAAGACTATTATGTTAGTAGTGCTACTTTTAATACTGTAGCAGGTACAGATTCGTATCCTATTCATAGCTCTACGTCTGGACCAAACATTTCTGACTTCTATAAACTTAGAGGTTTGGATGCTAAGATAAATGGTTCAGAGTATTTTACACTGTCGCCGTTTAATTTTAACGAAAGAAATTTATACAACAATTGGGGAACTTGGAGTCTCCTTGGCTTAACAAATATAAGATACAGAATGGTTGGAGGTAATATAGTTTTTACTCCTACGCCTGATGGAGTTACCGAAGTTAAAGTTTGGTTTATTCCAACAGCACAACAATTTGATAGTGCTACTCCTGCTACGTCTACTACTACTTTTGCTGACATAAATGGTTATGCAGAATATGTAGTTATAGATGCAGCTATAAAATGTTTACAGAAAGAAGAGAGTGATGTGAGTATGTTGATGCAACAAAAAATGTTAATGAAACGTAGAATAGAAGAAGCTGCTAATAATAGAGACGCAGGTTCACCATTATCGGTGTCAGACATTTATGTGGCTAATGACGAGTTTTGGTTTACGAGGTCAACATGAGCATAAAGAACTATAAAAAAGTTTTTGCTTTAGGTCCTTATGCAGGTAGGGCAGAATTTAATGGTTCTCAAAATCAATTAGAAGAAGTTTTAACTCCTATAACTAAGTCAAGAATAATAGATGGAGTTTATTTAAAAAACATTGATCTTACTGTCAGTGTTGATAATTTAGTAGAACATAAGCTAGGACGAGAGCCATTAGGATGGGTTGTAGTTAGAAAATTTGCAGATGTAAATATTTGGGAATCTCTTACAGCTACAATAGGAGGAGCAAGTTCAAGTTATGATAGAAAAAAATTTATTAATTTTCAAGTAGACGGTACTACTAGTGATGTTTACTTTTGGATATTTTAGGATATAACTATGGCAGAAACAAGTACAACCACCTATATGAGTTTGACCCTACCTACTCCAGGGGAACGGCTAGGACCTACGTGGGCTAGTGATTTAAATACTGCTTTAACTTCAATTGATGCCCATGATCATGCTTCAGTAGGTAGACAATTAGGGTCTGCTGCCATTGGGATTGATGCAGATTTAAGTTTTACAGTTGTAACCAGTACAAGCACAAAAGCTTACGCTGCTACTAATATGAAATACTTAGGAATGTCTTTAAATACAGACCCTACTGCTTTACCTGCTACAAGTTTTGAAAATATTTTATTTACAGGTGGTACAGCAGGGGATTTATATTTTAATGATGGAAGTAACACGCAAATACAACTAACTTCTGCTGGGGCTTTAAATGCTTCAGGGGTTTCGGCTATTAGTTTTTCTGCTTCATCTACTAATATTTCTACTGATACTACGGTCTCTGTGAGTGATGATCTTTCTTATTATCCTGTAGATGCTAGTGGAACAGGTAGTATAACTATTACTTTACCTTCTGCTCCTTCTGGAGGAAGGTTTTTTATATTTAAGGATATTTCAGGAAATGCTGCTACTAAAAATATTCTTATCCGAGCTTCCGGTACAAGTCAAATGGTTGATGGAAAGAAATCTACTGACACTCCTGGAGGTTATGTTATAAATTCTAATTATGGTGCAGCAACCGTTATATCCAGAGGTAACTCGTTAGACTTTGATGTTATATAGGAGTTATTGTGAGTTTAAAAAAAAATAATCTTCCACTATCTCTTAACCAAGGTATCAATACTAAGATTGACCCTAAGCAATTACCTTTTGGTCAATTTACTCATATTGAAAATGTTAAGTTTGATA